TATGCCTGTCTGGATCAATGACTGTAGAGCTGGCGCCTCTTCTGTTAGAGGTGCACGGATTAAACCGTCGATGTCGAACCGGAAACACTCGCCTGGACCCGCAAGGGTGTGGTTAAGGCGCTGCTCAATGGCCGTAAGCCAAGGCGCTAATGTGTATTGGTAGAACGACCGTGACTGGTCTGTGATGTTGCTGTATGTTGCTGATGACATCTCACCAACCATGTGCGGAGGCACACGAAAGATGGCGGCGATCTCGGCGCGGCTGTACTTACGCGTCTCCAGCAGGTTTAAGTCGGTCGGGCTCATAGATATGCCTTGGAACTTAACACCTGACTCCAGTATAGCAACGCGATTGCCGTTATTTTCGCCACCGTGCGCAGCACCCCAACTTTGGCGTAGGTTCTCGTATGCGTCGTCAGACAGTACACCGTCAACTTCTAACACACCTCGTGGCGTCGCGCCGTTAGTGTATATGCGGTTATTGTAGTCGATAGCAACACGATCGCCGCCGATGAGTGAGCTGTTGTACTGTATGGGACTGATTCCTCGGTAGCCGTCAGTAGTCATACCTTTAAAGTGTAGAATGTCTTGGCGCTTAATTTCGTACGTGCGTTGAGCGCCTGATGGGCCTACTGACACGGTATAACGAACTAGGTGACCGTCAACATGTACAGTGACGCTGCTAGTTGGTATTACGCGCAGCTCGACAGGCCGGCCTGAGCTAGTACGTACAATTTGTATGTATGCGTTGCCGTGTAGTGCCAGCGACGTAATAACATACGACCACAGTTCAGATGCGGTCTGGTAGTCGCTTGGCGCAATACTGACTAAGCGGTCAGTACGGTTGTACTTACGCAACTTGCTGCCGTCGGCTTCCATACTGTACAGGTTAAGCGGCATTGATGCAATAGACTCGCTCAGCACTTTCACGCACGAGTATACAGCAGAAACGCGTAGCGCGTTATCGCCTGAAATGCCTGCGGTGCCTTGGCGAATCATTTCGAGTGCGCGCGGGTTGTTGATGTCGATTGACGACTTGGTTTCTGCCGTCTCAGCAGGGCTCTTTCGATCGAACCATCCCATGTGTCTCTCCTATTAAGAAAAATTTTAGAGTGTACGTATTCCACGCACGTTATATATAGATTCCCGCAGACCACCGTGGACTTCGAGTCGTCCAAGTGCCATGATGGATGCGATGATGCCGTCGATCTTGTTAGCCTCAATCGATTTGCGCACCTTAATGTTGTCGTTGACGTCGTGAAACGCCTCACAGTTGCCGGCATGCCAGTTGATGACAGGATCATCACCGTGCACTAACTTGCCGGATTTAACTAGTTTCTCGTAAGACTTAGACGGTCCGCTCATAGAGCCGATGCCTTGTCCTACTTTAACCATTGGTAGACCTCGGTCGATAAAGTCAGCCGATAGCTCGTTCGCAGACCAGGCATCAAAGGCGATCTCCTTTACGTTGTACGTCTCGCACAGCTTCAGGATATGTTCTTTGATGTATTTGAAATCGTTGACGTTGCCTTCGGTCATGATGATACGACCTTCGTCAGCCCACTGCTGGTATAGCCGGCCCATTGAGCCGCCTTTGTTGTAGACTGTATCTTCGGGCAGGAACGACTGCACGTATTGGTAGACTAGTCCGTCTTTAGGGAATAGTACTGACACACACGCAAAGTCAGACACCGACGCAAGGTCGAGCCCGATGTAACACGGTTGGCCTTTCCATTCAGACATAGGCATGCGCGGCAGCTTGCCACATAAATCCCAGTCGCTCATGTTGAGCCATGCCTCGCTGGCGTTTTGCCAGACGTTGAGGCGCTTTGTAAGGTAGTTGACGCGCGCAGACGGAGACTCTCCTGCCTGCTTCGATAGACGCTCCATGTCGTCAGGCTGCACAGACTTCCCGTAGCCGGGGTTAGCCTTAGCCCACGACTTTGGATCGCGCCAATCGTCGTCATTGTCAATCGTGTAGATTTGACCCCAAAACGAATCGTCGTCCACCTGTTTAGTGATTACCTTGATTAGGTAGTCGCGTAGCTGGTACGCCACACCTTCACGGTTAGTGCCGGCGGTGGTGATTCCAAACTGAAGCGGTTGTGCGCGGGCGCCTGAAGCGACAGCGAGCACGTCCCAGACTTCCGGGTTAGGGTGTGTGTGGACCTCATCTACAATTGAGAAAGACGGGTTGCGTCCCTCGAGTGAGCCGGCGTCAGAGGCCAAGGGCTCGAACTTCGAGTTGGTTGGTAGGTGGTGTATGTTGTTGCGGTGGACTCCGAGCTGCCCGGCTAAGGCGTTAGAGCCTCGCACCATCGCTTGGGCGTCACCGAAAACGATACGAGCCTGGTCGCGCGTCTTAGCGGCCGAGTAGATCTCAGCAGACGCCTCGTTGTCAGCAAACAGGTGGTATAAGCCCAGCACCGAACAGATTGTGGACTTTCCGTTTTTACGAGGTACTTCAAAGTATACTGTGCGCACTACCCGTCGGCCGTCTTCGCGAAACCAGCCGTAAATCTGGCTAATCATGAATAACTGCCAACCGTCGAGCTCAATGGCTTCGCCGGCAAGTGGGCCTTTCAAGTGCTTACACATCATTGTAGAAAACAACGCAGGCTTTACCGCTTTGCCTGGGTCGTAGGTGTAGGGGCAAGTGCCAGCTTGGACGGCCGCGCGGCGATCCAAAGCATTCTGGCACTGCTGTCGTACGTAAGAGCCCGCAGGAATGTCACCGGACACAACTTGGTCGGCGTACTCCCACGCCTCTTTGTTGAGTCTGGCGACTTCCTGTTGTAATGACATAGCTCCTCCGTGTCGTTACTTCTTAAAGGTGTTAAAGGTGCGCAGTCCAAAGCTAGCAGCGACGATACCGTACATAATGTGTACGTACCACTCTGGCAGCTCTGTGATCGTGCGTACTGCTAACGTGATGCGCTCGATGATTGCAGGGTCGTCGGCAATGGCGCCGTAGAACACAACGACCATAGGTATGGTGAAGATGATGGTTAACCATTCGTCTTTCCAACTATGTCGCATGTCCTCGGCTGATGTTACGTCAAGCCCTATTTCACCGTTAATCTTGCGCAGCTCGCGCTCGTGCTTGGCCTCGGCCTTATCGCCACGGCGCTTAAACCAGTCCTTGGCCAGGCTGGCCAGCGGGTCGATTAGTAGCTTCCACATGTTATGCCTCCTCTGCTACTTCCTCAGTCGGAAGGCTCTCAACGATGGCGTCACTGTACGCACCAACCAACACGTTTAGCTCGTTGATGGTTTGCTGCGCTTCACTGATCCGGCCGCGGAGGGTAGCAACACGGTTGATGAGCTCAATGGCGCCGGGCTCTAGGTCTGCTACGTTGTACTCTGTTTCGTTGATGGTGATAGTTTGGTTTTCCATAATGCGCTCCTCACATGTTCATGAAATCGTCAAAGGTGTTTACTTCTTTCTCTAGCTGGGCGTCTACGTTAGAGCGGCTCGCGGCCGTCAGCCCGTACTCACGCAGCATCTTGTGGATGTTGGCGAACGTCGTGTTCAAGGGCGCCAACGCCGGATGCGGTACTTTCTTCGTTTGGCCACTTGAGCCCTCGAGCTCGATGACTGCACCTTCACGTCGCACCTGCTCTCGCAAGTCGATATAAATGGCGAGCTGGTCGGCCAGCATTGAAACGCCGATGCCGTCAGCGCTTGTGCCGACTTTCATCTCGGCTAGGTAGCCAGCGCACTGCTCATAGATGGACAGCGCCGTGGGGTCGTCAACAAGCCACGTGGGCATGTCTGGTATTCCCACCGTAGGCTTCGGTTCGTTCGGGTTAGTGCGGCACGGTTGCGCCGTACCGGCGAGCTCTTTGAGCGCCGTCGGCTTTCGCGGTCGGCCGGCCATTACAGTGCACCAATCTTCTTCAACACGCGGAAGTTGTTGAACAGCACCCACGTATACAGAGCGATGATCGCACACAGCGAGATGTGCCAACCTACAGTGTCCTGCAGCGTCAGTGCAATCACAGCACCGAACGCCACCTTTGTGGTGATGAGCGCGGGCATTACACCCACCTTGTCCATTAGGCGCTTAAGTGGGCCGTTGGCCTCAGTGGCGCGGCCTGTGGCAAGAGCCGCTCTTGTGGTCCACACATCCAGTACTTGCTGTATGGCGACC